CATATATGGAGGTATAAAGAAACACCCTGTATTATAAAATACAAGGTGTAACTATTCGTTAAATATTTATTATAGCGAAGAGTTAAGATATAATTTTTCCACTGGCATCCAGAAAACTAGGTAAATCAGGAATAACGCCAGTAGCAGTAGCATCCAGCCATTCATGATACCATTTTCCAAGTTCTTCCTTTTCTTCGGCATCCAGCATATCATACCAGGCTTTCCCTCTATTAATAATAGAGAAGCATTCTTTTATTCTTTTAGATCTTATATTTTCTTGTTCTCTACTTGATAATGCAGAATGCTTACAAAGTTTTTTGTCTCTATAAGAATATTTTAGATAATCTTTGAAGAAATCATCAGGAACAACTAATTCGTCAATTTCTATGTTGTGTTCATCCGGTTCCATATATAAAGAGTAGATAGAATATCCTATAACATTATCATTTTCATCTATTTGAATTATCATTCTATACCTCCTTTAACAGATTCCATATATACCTGTTAGATTTCCATCACCTGATTTTTTACTGAAACGTAGGTTATTTCCTTCCTGAAAAACATTAGTACAATAAAAATATGTTTCATCTGATAGCATTGCGGTATTTCCAACACTTCCAGCTGATATTGTTGGATAGGCTGCATAACAAAGACCTGATGAAGTACCTGGAATACCCACGATAATGATACAAGAGAAACGCATACAATTTGAAACGGTAAAGCTTTGGGATGAGCCGCTCCATAAAAGAACAGATTTACAATTGACCCAACCGGGTAACGTTAAATTCCCATTTACATCAGCTGGGACAAATAATTTTGCTCCAGAATATTTTCCGCCTGATTTTCTGTTATAATATATTCCGTTGCTTTGCACGGTGAACACGTCTGAAACTCCTTGAGATTGAATATAATTCCCCCATGTAAAACCGAAGTCATGCCCACTCCATCCGCCGTTTACTCCAAAGATACCAGTTTGTCCATTCGCCTTTTGAATAATCAGGTCTACCTTCTTGTTCATAAGATCATTGATATTGGAAGCTGTTGTATCGTTCATAGTCGTACCCCAATTATTCGGTCCCGCCGGCCCCTGCGGCCCTTGCGGCCCTTTTGCTCCAGTCGCTCCAGTGTCTCCTTTAGGCCCTTGTGCCCCGGTAGCTCCCTTTGGACCTTGAGGGCCCTGTGGGCCTGTTGCACCTCTGGATGGTTTCCCGGTATCAGTAGAACCTAAGAACCAATTTCCATTCGAGCCAATTGTTGGCGTGGTTCCTGCCGGCCCCTGCGGCCCTTGCGGTCCAGTAGCACCTCTTGCACCGGTCGCTCCTGTATCCCCTTTAGGCCCTTGTGCCCCGGTAGCTCCCTTTGGACCCTGAGGGCCTTGCGCGCCTGTTGCACCTCTGGATGGTTTCCCAGTATCGCTTGAACCTAAGAACCAATTTCCATTCGAGCCAATGGTTGGCGTGGTTCCTGCGGGCCCTTGCGGTCCCGTAGCGCCTTTTGCTCCAGTCGCTCCAGTATCGCCTTTAGGCCCTTGCGCCCCGGTAGCTCCCTTTGGACCCTGAGGGCCTTGCGCGCCAGTATCTCCTTTTGGTCCCTGAGGTCCTTGCGCACCTTGTGGTCCCTGCGCGCCTACCACTTGCCCTAAATCTATATTCGCCATATTATCACCTCCTTAGTTTGTGAATAGGAAGCCATAAATTGAATCAAATGCCTTGGGTTGTATAGTGAATGTGTTAGTTGGTCCAATAAAATTAGTGTCGATTGCCGAGAATCTCATATTAGTTGTGTCATCCAGTCTGCCAAAGTTACTTTTTAGATTTCCACCAACTAATTGAATTGTATTCTCGCCTGGTTCTATTGTAATTACATTATCGGTATTGTTTTGAATTACTACAAATATAAAAACTATTTCTCCCACTCTATACGTCTGATATCCTAGAAGACTCAGTCCTGTTTCTGGCACAACTTCCATTACATACTCCTGAGGCTTCAGAGGATTCAGTTCTTCCAAATCGCTCTGGATTTCTGTAATTTCACCATCAATTCTATCAATCTCAGCACCTAGTTCTTCAGATAGAGTTTCAATGGCCTGATTTAGCTTTTCTACTTCACCATCCAGTCTTTCCCGCGTCACTTCCGGTGTGACATAGTTCCATTTATTATTATAAAATAGGAAGGAAGCAGACCCATGAATAGTAATCTCCCCAGAGGACAGAGCAACCACGCCATTCCCACGGATGAGTGCAATGGTATTATTCTGAATGTTCTGATGAGGAAGCGTTACCGTTTCCCCATCGAACATAGTTACATAGAAGATATTACCTTTGATAGATTCAAATTTCTGAATACTTGCCATTTTAGTTACCTCCTTAGACTTTATACTGTAAAGCTGTAGTTTTGCGCGTCTCTTCCGCCTGAGCCAGAATATTCCCCAGAATCAATGGTAATCACTACCGGATTCGAGCCCGTTTTGTTGTTTGTTGCCGCGATCCAGTCCGTAGTCCACGTTGCACCACCGCGCCAATTAGACTGATATACGATCAAATAATCACTTACCTTAGAAGCACCATTTAGGGTAAGGGAACCGTAGACAGGGTAACCGTAGTATGTTTCTTGGGTTTTAACCTGTACTTCCAAATATGTCTTAAACATATAGTACAGGACACCGCTTTCTCGTTTTGACTGCACTTGGATATCCACGGTAATTGTTGGTGAGGAAGCGCTTGTACCCCAGTACGTCTCTCCCTGTGTAAGCTGAGTATAACCGCTTGCCGGATAATCTTCGGTTCCCCCACCGGGAGTAAGGCCTGAGTACCCTGCGTTTTTCAAGCAATTGTAAATATATTCGGCCATAAAATCATTATCGTCCCATTGTACACGATTGAACGTAATGTTTCCGTTTTTATCGGCAGGTATATATTGAAGTGACTCTTCTAATTCGGTTCCTCCATTTCTTCTTCTGCTCCAAATTCTATTACCGGTGAACCAAAAAGCATCGATTGTTTGTGTCGAACTAAAAAACGCACCGATAGTAGATCCAAAGTTTGTACCCTGCCAACCACCAACTATATTAAACATTCCATTTGTACCGCTCGCCTGAGCTTCGATTTTGGTGATTTTAGTTGCAAGAAGGGCATCAATATCATCAGCAGGATCATTGCTATAAGTCGGTGATAGATTGTTTGCCGAATTGGCTGTACCTCCATTCGTTTTTGCTCCCGCGAACGGACCGGATTTTAACGCCTGAAGCTGTGTTGGCGTTACATCTGATGAAGTAATCTTACCATCACTTCCCACAATCGATACCGTATTCGGAGTTAAAGAACCGATTCTATCATCCTGTCCACCGCCACCACCGCCTTGCGTAATAGAGACAGAAACATTGTCGGACCCATTGAATGTGGTAGGAGACCCGTCTACATTGATAGTAAGAGTTCCTGCTGTGGACTTAGCGGGGCCGCCAGCAGAGGCGGAACCAGCGAATGGTCCACCTGTTGGAAGACCGGATTCAATGGAATCTACTTCTGAAGAAATGGAGTCAATCTGGCTTTGTATGTTACTTTTCGCTCCATCAAGATAATTTAGCTCTGTTGAAGAAATTGGAGAGGAAACAATCTTTCCAGATGAATCAACCTGAGCCGCTGTGTTCGGCGTCAATGTACCAATTTTGGTACTTAATTGATTCTCAACTTCTGTGGGAACCTGTGAGGAAACTTCACTCTCTACCATAGAAGGTAATTTTAGATTAATAACTCGTTCCACTTCATTAGGGATTGTTGTGTTGGTAATGGTATTTTGGAAACTCGCCCACTGTGTTTTCAGATCAGAAATCTGAGAGTTAATAGAAGCCGCGAATGTATTCCATTCTTCCTCCAGGTCTGTAATCTGCCCATTAATCTTATTCTCGAAATCACTGATTTCCTGTCTCATCTGAGAAATGGCATTGTTAATTGTGGTCTGAAACTCTCCCCAATCTACCTTCATCTGTTCCCATTCTTCAAGAACTTCCTTGAATTTCCCTAAAATGGCATAGAGTAATTCAAGTTCTGTCATATCATCAGAAATCAGATAGGGCCAGTTCTTAAAGCACCATGCTCTAAAAGGTGTAAGACCGTTCTTGTCGTATCCGTCCATTGTATACCTCCTTTATATAATGAGTCCCATGAAGTTCTTCTTAAGATCCATGGTTATCATGCTATCAATATTATATATGATTTTCTGTGCTTCTGCAAGTACCGAAGGGATCGTAAAGAACCCACGTCTTCCCTGCACCTTTCTCCATTCATCCACGTTCCCATCTGTCTTTCGGTTTGCTGTCGTGTCCGTGTTCTTACTGGAAGTTCCAGAATCAGAACCGCTTGATGTTGTATCCGTGTTATCCGTTCCAGAAGTCGTACCGCTGGAATTTGAATTAGAATTATTCTCCTCCTCGTCCAGCATAGATGCGTAGTCCCTCGCGTAGGTTCCCGATGCAAAGTTGACTTGCGGTTCATCAGAATGAAGCTTGAAACCGTTGAAATCATTAGAGGAAGTAGACTGTGCTTCTGAAGAGGAGGTTCCCTCCACCTTTCCGGTGTTCGAGAATTCACTTGAGGACGTTCCCTCTTCCTTGGTATTTCCTTTGTCGTCCCTTGTTTCATCGTACTTTCGATTGAAGATATCCGTGAAATCGGTATCATTGATCAGGTCCTCAATAGAGATATCAGAAATTTCAGATAATTGAGTCAGAGCCAAGGCGTTATAATAGGGCATGATTCTGTTCAAATTCTCGTTAAGATGAAAGATCCAGCTCTGCACGGTTTGAAACCCGATTTCATATTCATAATAATATTGAAGAATCTTTTCACAAAGTGTTTGCCGATGAGACTCGTTCCATATCGGGAAGTCTCTGAAAATATAGGGAACTGCTTTGGTAATCTGTTTCCACATATCCGGTTCATCTGGATTATAGTACCGGATAATGTCGGAAACCTGCATTGTGAACGTTGCTCTACTCATCTTTTGAAGGAACATCGTCACTCCCTCCCTTCGACTGCTCAGGCTGTCCTGAAATATAATATTCATCTGCATTGGTAATACTGGAAAGAATTTCAGAATTGAACCGAACCTGAATATTCGTACCCGCAAGCTTATTAAACCTCTCAAGCATTCGTTCCCTTGGCTGTAGACGGGCATTTCTATAGATTTCAATCGGCTGAGTATTGGAATTAACTTCATCCACTACCATTCTTTCTTTCTTATCCTTATCACCGTTTTCGATACCGAGAATGGTAAAGATATCATTCCAGTATTGATGAGACTGAATCTGAAGCTTGTCTACCACATAAGGCGCGTTTGTATTCAGCACGTCAAATTGCTTCATATCAAGGATCCCCTCCACACCCACAATCACGCTCATATTGGAATCAATTTGATCCACTGCATTTCTGACAGTCAATTCATTCTCCTTGTCCGTCACCACAATGACAGGGGTCTTCTGTGCATGAATATTGACATCCATTGTACGATAGAGATCAGTAAGGCGTGGAATGTAGTCCATCAATAGACCATATGTCGAAAGACCGCGTTTCGATAGATCATAACAGCATACTCCATTATCAGGAGTCACGTTGAAATTATAGCCATGAAAACCAATCGCCTTACCGGATGTCGGCCAACCATACACGTCATAATCTTTCCGGGACCCCCCTAAACCAAGAATCATATCCCCATCTTTGAACAGCCACGCGAAGCCATCATAGAACAGCTTTCGCTCAAAGAAATACGGATTAAACGTATCCGGGGCGTTCTCGTAGATGAATGAATTGACAGCCAATAGTTCAATCATATTTTGAACCCTGTCAAACGTCCATGCATTTGACCAGTTCGCAATATCTCTTAGCTTATTTCTGTTCCTCGCCATTACCTACCACATCCTCTCTGAATCCTTTTACGCTTGGCGAATTGTCAAACGAATAGTTGCCAACCTGAACAACCCCATCATTGACATGCCAGAACGTGATTCCGTTATCAAATATGCTTTTGATCTTTGCTGCGTCATTAAAAGGAAGAAAACCACCCAATTTACAGCCTTGCGTTTTTATGAAATTCCAATATTTCCTGCTATCAAGATTCGGTGTTTTTATCTCATTCACTGTGTACCCGTATGCCCATAGGAAGTCATCAATGATTTTCGCGTACTCTCTCGACACAGTATAGTTATAAACAGTGAATCCCTTGATTGACAAAGAAATATTTGCAGAACCTGAACCGGTTCCTCTTACTTGGTCGGCTTTTGTCTCAATTGCTGTCTTTTGAGCGAGAGCGGTTCTCGCATTATTCACAGAGCTTGCTGCTCCATAGGCGCCACCAAGCACACCGGACACGCTTCCACTTGTTAAAGAAAGAAGAGTGTTACCTATTGCTGTAATTGTAGATATCAAATTCTGCTGCTGTTGAATTTCATAAACCTCACCATGCATCGCTGTCCATGCCTTAAACGTATCAATGGTATACGCGCATTGCGGATAGTTGGTTACATTCATCTTTTCCTGATAATTTACATCCTGATTCTTATATTTAATAGGAACCATTGTTATAACAGGAGAAGCTGAACCACTTCCCCAACAACCAAGCCTGAGTTGTTTTTGATTTTCAAAAAACTCTACTTTTAGCGTAGCAGTTAGCCCTTCATTATTGGTGACTACCCAAAAGCTATAAGGATAGGTGTACATCTTGTAGCATCTTGGCGTGTAGCCATCCAATGTTAAAGGAAGGTTCGCGGTTAAGTTGCTTACCGCAACACTACCCGCGTTAAATGTATTGGTAACAAACTTTGGACACATAAATATAGAAGCAATACCCTCAGATTTATTTTGTTTTGTGGCTTCATTTAAAAAGGTATTGAGAGCTGCAATTCCTTCCGTATCCGTGTCGAAAACACTGTAGTGCAGACCTGAATAGATATTGGAATACATTCCGCCTTTAGCATCCTCGAATGAACCGCTCCCCTCATCGAACGTAAAAGAAGACGCGACAACTATTGACATTTCAGTCAAGGACGGATTCCAATCCCCATCCGCGTCTGAATATACAAAATCTCCTGTTTCCAGCTCCTCATCAATAATTGCATCCCCAACAATATCCGTTGTTGTGTGCTCTCGCTCCACAAAGCAATCTCTAAGAAGCCATTCAAATTGCCAAGACTGCATAACGTCAATTTCAAACGTTACAAGCGTCATACTTGGGGATACATACTCCAAACCCGTTATGAAAGCAAACCACCATTTATCATAGTAGTTCGCGTTCTTGAACATGATATAATTATATCTGCTCAATTCATCAGAATTGACAGGAACACGGATTGTATCCGTGTCCACTGTCCTAATTTCTGTAAAACCGTTAATAGTAATTCCACTTAGACCTTCAAAATAGGAATATTGCGCGGGCATATCTGTGAAACGCAATGTATCCGTATACGAGTTATCTAATGGAACCTGAAGAAACCTAACTTCTCCAATTGGAGTTTTTGGCTGAACGTTCATTTATGCTGGACCCCCCCGCTTGGATTATTCCGGTGTGTATGGATTATCATAGTCCGCATAGAGATGACCACCTTCAATAGAGAAAGTCGGACTAATACCATCCTTACCAGCTGGACCGGTTGCTCCGGTCGCTCCCTTTTCGCCTTGTGGCCCTTGAGCGCCAGTAGCGCCTTTTGCCCCTGCTGGACCCTGAGGACCAACAACCTGCCCCAGATCGACTTTTGCCATTTCTTCTCCCTCCTTATAGAATGCTATTAAATGCCCGTCTTCCACATCAAAATGGTCAATCTGCTGATATTCAGAATTCGTGTTATATGTCACGATTAAATGCCCTTCTTCCAACACAGCTCCGGAAATATCCAGACTTCTCTAAGCCAGAGTAACAGAAGCTGTCTTCGCGGTGGTTCCATCCTGATTCGCGACCGCTCGAACCGTAATGGTAGCCGCGTTTTCATCAGGCGCAATATATAATAGACCATTCTCGTTAATATACGTGTTCGGGCTGTTTTCTCCGGAAATTTCCCAAGTTACACTCTTGTCAATGCCAACGCTTCCAGTAACCGTTGCGGTGAACTGGTAAGACTGACCCTTCTTGTACTGAGTCACGGATGCCGGGTTAATTGTTACAGCTGTTACCGTCATTTCTGCCGTTGAGAATGCAATCAGCATACCAAACGGCGAGTCGCTCATAATCTTATGATGATGGTACCAGAAGAACTGCATCATAGTTTCTCCGATATTCGCGGATTCAGACTCAATCACCGTATCCAGAACCATGAGCTTGTCCTTACTCATCATCATAATGGAAATCGTATTGAGGAATGTTTCCTCATCCGACGTAAAACGACGGTACCAATTCTTATCAGGGAATAGCTGCTCCATGCGCTCGTATTCCTCTTCAGTAGGTACCAGACGGTCGAACCGTTTCTGGACGCCGCTCCACTCTACCTTATTCAGGTTAAAGGCATTCGCCAGTACATTGACATTCTGCACGGCCTTAGCACGCGGTGTCATGATAACCCATTGTTCAGACTTTGGAAATGTTCTCAATACGCCAGCCGCGTTATAATCCCTGCTCATGAAGTCCAGATCATCAGAAATCGCAAGAATATCCTCAGCCACATCCAACGCGTTATCTTTTGTGATCACGTCAATATGGTTAATCTTAGCGTGACCATCTACAATGTTTCGAGCGACAATGTAGCGCATTGCCAGATATTCATCATACTGTTCAGAAACCTCAGCTCTGGAAATCAGGTTGCTCAAAAGATCCTCAACGCCAGATGCATAGGAGAATGCCTTCCTCAGCTCGAACCTGCTGATGGGAATCTTATAGAATGTTTTGTAGTTAATAAAATGAAGCGCCTCTTCTACCTTGGGCTTATCCCATGCAAAATACTCATCCGCTCCCGCATTCGGATTATACAGATGAGGCATTACAATCTCAACGAATGCTTCCCTTGCAATTTCACCGTATTCCATCGTACCGAGCTTTGCATCCGCCCATTCATTATAATAGATGGCTGATTTGATGATAGTTAAGCCGATGGCGTTTAACATACCGACAAACTGATTGCGGATATCCGCGTTTCCAATAATTGCTGTTCCGATTCTCTGACGGTTTGCATCACTTCCATCTGCAATCGGAACAGAGGTTGCATATCCGCCGCCTAACGAATTTCTAATTGCGTTTAGAATATCAGTAGACGTGGCGGACAATACTGTTGTGTCCCTCGACGGGATCATTGCCATTACAGATCACTCCTTTTTCCAAATAGATTTTGAATTGTGATTGTTTCTTCTTTGCTTGGTTCCTCTTCTTGAGGATCTACTTCTTTTTCTTCTTTTTCAAAGGACGTTCTACCCTTAAAAAGAAGATCCCTTCTTGCTTTTCTCTCGTCAGAAAGCTGTGTTGACAGCGACTCATATTCACTAATTCCCGCGTCAAAGCTTTCTCGCAAGGCTTGCAATTGAGCCAGTTCCTCATCATTCAAGCCTTCTCTTACAAAAGGCTCAAACTTGCTAAATAAATCCTTATCCATTATAACACCTCATCTTAACCTATCAAAACGCCGTAAGTAATACATCCAGTTCATTTTCTTCCCCATACCGGGACTAGGCCCGGGGCCGGGGGCGATATCGGGATGATACACGAACCCATTCAATGTGGAATCAGCACGCCAGATATAACCGTTAGAAGCATACAAACGTTCGGTATAAAAATACGTTCCGTTGTAAGCACTATTTGAAGTCACAATGCTGTTCACACTTCCATCCGCATTGTATTCAATTTCCTCCACAATAGCGACATGTCCGCCGCCTTCATAGTCCCATGAAACATTAGCGCCCAATCGTGGAATCATAGGATCATGCTCATAGCCAGCTTCAATTCCCATCTGATACCAATCCTTACCATCGTTATATCTGGTAAAATTGAATGGTTCAGAAGACCCCTGAAGTTCATACCATCTGCCTAACGCGTAGCATGTGCAGTTAGGCATACCATAACCGCTTTGGTAGTAGACGTTATCCGCGTACCAATACGGGTTATTGAGGATTCCCTCATCCGTGAGACGTGGTACAAAGTCTGGCATTACACACCACTCCCCAAAAGACTATTCCATGTTTCCACACCGCAAATCCCGTCCAGCTTCAGATTGTTAGCAATCTGGAATGCTTCTACTGCTGCTTGCGTGGAAGGACCGTATACGCCATCAATACCATCCGGACCCAAGTCATAATCCAGCATATCCAGAATGAACTGAAGAATCAGAACCTGTTTACCCTCATCTCCGCTGCTGATTTCTTTCGGTTCAAACATAACCTGAAGCATGGCATTCTTTTCGTCACCAATACCGCCATTCAATGCATACGTGCTTTCTTTCTCCATCACTGCACCTCCATTCTTTCATATAGCTTCGTAAGGATATTTGTGTTGTTATCAAGGCTCTCTTTTAACAACGCGATTTCTTCTTTATGCGCGTCCTTCTCGTCCATCAATGCGCGCCACATCAAAAGAAACGCGACGATAGGGAACCCAATTGTTGAAATTGACTGCATAATAGCATCCATTACTTCCATCAGCATCCCTCCTTCATGTTAATTTTACCATATTGACAATAAAAAAGCAAGCCCCCCACTGAATCAAAAGGGGGCTTGCCATAAGGAAAAAATGTTCATTTACAGGGCAACTATATTATAGCATGATTTATGATAGAGATCAATACCTTCTATTATATTTTTTCGCTGGCTTCTTTTCCTCTTCTTCTGAAGATGGAACTTTCGCATTATGAATGAAGTCAAATTGCTCCGCGACAACGTTTGTAAATGTCCTTCGGTTCCCATTTTCGTCCTCATAATTGGAAACGTCAATTCTACCTTCAATTAAAACGCGGTCTCCCTTATGGGTGTAATGACCGAACACGTCTGCTCTCTGTCCAAACATGATACACGGCACGAAAATCGCGCTCTTCTCGCCCTCCCGCGCGTTATAATGGTCTACCGCAACCGTGAATCGGCAAATCACCGTGTCATTCGCGCCCGTTCTGTTGTCCGGGTCCGCCGTTAATCTTCCTTGTAAAATCACTTTGTTCATACTACATCCTCCTAAAATATTATTACCTTTGAAAGGTATCTTCATTATATCATACAACTTGCTAGTTGTAAATAGGTTTTAAATAAGTTGTAATATTCTAACAATTTAAGATTCCACATTCGTTTTGGGCGGAAGAATCCTCTTCTGTCTTGCATCTAATACATCCATCCCATAGAAATAGGCGATTGTGTTATCTGTGTAGAACGTAGGCTGTTTCAAGCTTACAGCATCTTTATATGCCGTTAGAATGAAATCTTTAGATACTGCATTTCTGCTGATAATGTTTTCAAATTCAGGATTGATATAATATATGTATTTTGAAGATAAAGATCCGTTTCCGTCGTGGGTTACCACGTTGAACGTCTTTTTCCCATCCGTAAAAGAATGGACAAAATACATCTTGCCAGCCAGTGATACCCTAAAAAGAATAACATGTTTCAAATACTTATTCTTTAATAATAATTTGTATTGACTAAAGTCTATTAGAAATTCATCGTCTGCAAACTCGCCAGTAGTTGCGATTTCATTATGAGTTACCCGTAAGACCCTTGGAATTTCCTGCTCTGCTTCATAGCTCATTTCTGCATATTCGACACAAACCCTTGCTCCATCCGTGAAACCCGGTACCTGCAAATACCGAATATCCCCCGGTCGAATGTGCATCTTATCCACGTCAATCCCAAAATAATCAAAATATATATTATGCTTCTTTATGACATTTCCGATAAACCATACCCTGATAGAACGATGCCTACATATGGTAGACACGAGAGATAGAAGCAAGTTAATCTCATTCGGGAGATAATCTAGGTCGGATGCTGGCACAAATTCCTCAAACACTAAATTATCAAGCTTTGGGAAATTGGATGATTTATACTTATGCTGGTTAAATAGCGAGAAAGCAAAACCGACTGTTTCATTTCCAATAAACCAATTTCCATGCTCGTAGATGATTTCATTCCCTGTTATATCCTGAATGTAGTCTTTTACCCCACCCGGAAACCAATCATTCAATAAGGAAGCTTTCATATCGGATTCATATCTGCACACGCGTCCGAACTGGATACCCTTGGTATACCAGTCATAAAATAATGCATCCTTACACACACTATAGGATTTCCCGTTAGAGCGGCCACCAAAAATAAAATTGTACTCGCATCCGCTGTCATAGACTCTTTTGCAATTATAATATTTCATACAACATCTTCCTCCTTACATTTTACTTCAAACTTATCTCGATACTCGAACCCATATCCTGAACCTGTTTTGTAAATCCATATCGGATAACAGGAACGCGGGTCCACCCAACTATCCTTTTGAAACTTTAATAATTGATACAGAAACATTGAATTCAACTTACTGTTGGTCGCTAAAATCGTATAATCAGCCCCTACCAGTTGGACCCCACTATATTCATGGACCCATCCCAATGTACCATTTTTGTCGCATACCTCCTTATCAAATCTTGCGTTGCCATAAATAGAAGCTAACTTGCTCGTGACGTTTCTGTCTATTATAACATTCGGTCTGAAATAATTTTTGCATAATCGTTCAAAACTGTTATCACAATATGTATGATAGAAATATGTATACATTTTGCTCCCCGAACGTTTATTGACTCCTGATATCGTGCACTTTACAGAGTCTCCCTCTAATACAATATATTTCTTCGCACCCCATGTACAGAACCAATCATAGGATGGTTCCTCATCCATGGCCCCAATATTATACCATTCATCCAGACCCTTTACAAATCGCCTAAATAATTCATAACATTGTTTCATAACCTTTCTTACCCCATCTTCATCACCATGCACTTTGATGCTGTCCGTATCCCAATAAATAACATATGCGTTTGTATGCACAAAAAGACAGTAGGTGTATATCGCCAGCGAAAGACGAGAGAACGCCGTGATATGAAGTCCTACAATAAAGTTGCGCATGATTCCCTTCTTTTTAATTTCATTGAAATCCGCTTCCTCAGAACTATACATCATACCCAGCTTGTCATCCCAATCCATATGAATATCATCTTTTAATATCTTTTCTACGTTAATACCATATTGTCCGTTAAGATGCCCTTTGGATTGCATGTATAATTCATGGATCTGTTCGGCAAACTCATCATAATTTGATTCTTGTAAACTCATCAGCACTTCGATGTTTTCCTCATTCATGATAGGCTTCCCATCCTTATAGAACTCTTTCCTGTCAATAGGCTTCCCTTCTTCTGTCTTCGCATGAATCGGTTTTAGGTTCGCCTTTAGGTTTAAGTATGCATAATTCGTGTTTCTAAGGTATTCATGAACCTTTCGTATTTGACTCGCCACGAACAAACGTTTACAATCCTCAATTTCAAAATCGTAAAATAGCGAATAAGCAAGCAGATCCACTGCTGTTGCCTTTAATTCCAGACGCTTTGCAGAAAATACACGTCCATTGATCACCAACGTTTGAGAATGAATCCGTTCCCCCCATCCCATCTTTATGATGTCTGTTTTAGATTCTGATATCAAGGCCATCTGGTTAGACTTCTTATTTTTCCCGTCTTTCCCGTAAAACTTCTTAATCTTTACATCTTTCAATACAACATCCGCCATGAAATAGTACTGGACAGGTCTTCTCCAGTTCCTAAAGAGACCGTTCTCAATCTTTCCATACTTCATATTATAGGTTATATTTCTTTCGTGCAAGTCTCTTACGGTCTCTTTTAGTTCTGAATTATACTCCACAAAATGGTAAGGAAACTCCCGTTGTACTGTAGACGCTGGATAAGAGGATCCAAAATCAAAAGACATGCACCCTTTTACCGGGACGCCTACAAAGGACGGATTAGCCGCTACAAAGGCGCCGCAAAAGAGATCCTCTAACCATTCCACTGTTTCTTTAGAATCAGGAAGTTCTCTTCTACATTCCGCTAAATATAGCTTGCTCAATGAAGATTCTTTTCTCTGCTTTCCGCTTTTCAAAAATACCTTTTTATTAATTGTTTCTTCTTTTAAGTTATTCTTTCTTGTGAAGGACGTATACGTATACACACTTAAAGCATCCTCTAAAGAACAGATCCAGTCATATTTCTTATACTCTGAAACAATCGCTAAAAGCGTTAAGAAGCAATCTCTTCTATTGTATTCATATTCCACTTCAGGTAATTCGGAAAACCAAAAGTATTTCTCTGAATAGTCTATTTCTAACTTCTTATAGCCAAGCCTTTCCCCCAGAGCGCGTAAGGACGCGTTCAGGAGCCTTGCAGAATCTCTAAACTCAATATTTCCGCAAGCTATCTTCAATGGTTTATTCGGTTCTGTATATAATGAATTATCATCATCATATGTAGTATGACAAAATACAGAATTTTTATAGAAGAAAGTCCATTCATAAGCTAAGTTATGAATAAAAATGACTGTTTTATAACCACTATTATTTATGTCTATCAGCATTTCATCAAGCTCATTATATGTTCTATAAAAACCATGAAACCGCGCTTTCTCTTCAATGTTTGAATAGTTGATATTTTTGAAATTATCTGATAAATTAATAGAAGCCATGCTTCCTAAATAAAGCACGGCCCCTTCTTCTATATCCGTTGTCTCTATGTCTGTTACATAGATATTCGGATTATATTCCAGCTTCCCCATTTATTTCATCTCCTATTGAAAGAATGGCGCGGATAATAGATCATCAATCAACTTAATCAAGGCATCACCCGATTCCTTATCCGCTTCAGGAATCTTCCCTTCCCGAATAAAATCTCGAACTTGTCCGGACAATTCTCTAAAATAATCCTCTACTACTTGATCTGAAGGGCGATTATACTTGGTTCTTCTTAAGGCGTCCATTGCAGAAAATAAATCATCAACCACGTTAAAACCAAACCTTGCCGCTAGCTCTCTGATCTGATTGAATGTTTTCATATCAATCTTGTCTGTGAATACACCAGAAGCAAATATATTGTAAGCTCTTGAAACTGCTTCTCTTCGCATTCCCTTAATACCGACAGGCCTCACACGCTCTTGTAACGCGTCTTGTAAATCCAGAACCATCTGTTTTCCAGAACGTCTGTTCGCTTTTAACATTTCCTCGGTCTGGCGAATATCCCGGATCCTTCCCTTAATCTCCTTTGTTTCTCGTTCAGAAAGAGATTCTTTCTCTAATACCTTTTGAAGTCTTCTTCTCGCGGCTCCCATGCTTTCCAACTGCTTATTCCTAAGAGCGTTTAATCCTCGCTTTACAACTGGATCCCTTAAATCCAATTCGAATAATTTTGACAGGTTCTTTCTTAAATCCACACTCCATGAGTTTTTACCCGTCTTCTTAATCGGTATACCGTATTCCTTCAAGCGGTATACGTCTTCATTCCAACGTTGCCTTCTATCAATTCTCTTCGCCATGAGTACACCCCCAGTAATAGAAAAGATGGCCGCCAGGTGAACCACTCCCGGTCGCATGCAATACCCCATGTATGGGGTGGTTCCAGCATGCGGTTTATCGACCATCCTTATTTTCAAATTATAGCATAAAACGCGATCAAAATACAAGGGAACAAATGTTCTTTTATTGGTTCAAAAAATATTTTTATAAGTTGAAAAGATTTTCAAGGCCAGTTTTGACCCTGATTTCAGAGTTTTTAGAATTGTCACACAATTCTCACAATTTACACAATTCAGGCACGCTTTGAGTTATAATATGCTTAGTTTTATGTATATTATGGTTCTTCAACCTCTGAAGCTAAAGAATCGAGATCATCCTTGTTTAAAATATCTCTCAATGTCATTCTTATCGTCCTTTCTTGCGTGATAGATGCAGTAGATTAATTGCCATAGTTTACCAATACCATATATAATGGCCGTTAAAATTCCTATGACGCTAACAATAAACAGAAAACATAATGAAACCTCATATATAGCACTCAGCATATTATTCTCCTTTTTTCTTTATATCAATTCTAACAATATCCTTTACTTTATAAATATTATATTCACGTTCTCCATCATGAACGACTATCTTCTTCGCCCTTCCATCCTCAACGTCCTGCACAAACGGTTCACATATATCAATCATCAGTTTTCACTCCATTCCTTTTTAATATTGCCTTTTCCAGATTCTTGTAAGAAATCTGATTTAGTTCGCTTTTTAGTGGTAGCTGCTTCTTCGCGTCATAAACCTCTTCAGTGTACATTATCATTCCACAATGCCTACATTTCTGACAACGGATTATATCACCATTCTCGCGATGCACCACCTTTACAACGTTTGCTTTCTCATTGCAATTCGGACATTTCATGTTCAATTTCCTCCATTTCAGAATCCATAACTTTCATGTATGTTCTAATAGCAATCTTAAGATACATTGTTCGATATCCTTTATCTAGTGAATCTAAAAATTCCACGATATCCCTATCTTTCTCATCGTTTAACGATAGGGAAAATACCTTTCTCATAAAACACCCATCCTTTCTTTGAAAATGCTAAAAATGAATAATATTAAATTGTATGATTTCTACCTGTCTAAAATGACTGAAAAAATAATATTCAAAATTGAAAAAAATTTTCAAGGCCGATTTTGACCACGATTTTGAAGTTTTTAGAATTGTCACACAATTCAGACACGCTTTGAGGTATGTTATACTTATTTGTATGTATATTATGGATCAATCTCTTTCATTAGACTGTTTGCGTCTTCAGTGGATATATAATCCAAAATAAACAATAAATTAACATAACCAGAATATATACCCATTTCATAAAAATAATCTTTATATACCAAAACTCTGATCATTTCGCCAATAATAGCGCTCTTTTGAGAAATGCTTAGACTCATATTGTTTAAAATATCAATATTTTCATTCTTCATCTTCCCTCACCTCCTTTAATTTTATGTATTATCTTCATGTGCATAAAAACCAACTATAAATTTCTTCTTAATAAATATACTATTGCCGTTGATAGGAGATATATAAATATAATCTTTTTCATCGTTATAAGTTTTTATAACAATATTCATTACGTCTCCTACGGACAAATCAGAAAACATTCCTTTCTTATAAAAGCGCACTATGAAATTCCCATATTTTGTGGTAAACACAACTTCTATAAAACCCATTTCCTTCACCTCCCTTCATGGTACCTATATCATATCACAAATATATTAAAATGTAAATAGGTATAGAAAAAGAAGTAATATTCTAAAAACGCTCTAATTCGTTAGTGCGATAAAGTATCTGCATAAAAGAAAAAGGACTCTTAAAGAGTCCATTTCTTTATTCTTCCTCATAATCCGCAACTAAATCTTGAATTTCTTCATATACTCCTTGTGTGATAATATCCGCTTCATATAATGCCCTTATATAGCCCTCATAAAAACCCTTACACTCAGAATGTTTGCTATCATCGTTAAAAATCATGTTTGTAAGCATAAAATGCGTAGTATTAAGAGTATTTGCGAACCTTTCAATACTCTTCTTTGTCTTCGGGCGAAGCTTCTTTACCATCGCCCAGTGATAAAACATCCATTTTATACTCTCCTTATACATGCTAAACCCTTTCCGCGCTTTTAGCTTTCGCCCAGCTTATATGATATCAGATGCGATTCCTTTATCTTGACTATATTATAGCAGATCTTTGTTCTCCTGTCAATAGGTTTTTGAAAACTTTTATAAGAAAAAAACCCCGCTTGCGCGGGGATGCATCAATATTTTTCAGTCTGCAGTAGGTCAAAAACATTATATGCAGAATTTTCCAGTTCATAAAAATCAATTTTTGAAATTACATTGGCCCTACATAATGCATATAAGTAAGTAGAATATTCAATATAGCATTCCCTTACTAAATCAACGTGAGCATTATAGTAATGCCCTTCCCGGATTAAATCGTATGTTACAAAATATTCATCAAACAACCTGTTTGTGTATTTACGTAAATCATACTTCAATAATTCTGAAATGTCCATATTATTGATATAATCAAGTGTTTCTTTGCGTGTCATGGTTAATCCTCCTCAATTTGAATAGTCCTGTTCTTATAAATAGTTGCGCCATACTTCATGCGAATCTCTTCCATTTTCAGTTTGCTTCCACCTCTCACGTGGCGCGGGTTCGGTGTCCAGTACCAACGCTTTTTACCACCGGAAAACCGAAAACCCATTGCTTTTAGTTTTTCCTTATTTTTATAGGTATTTTCAGTGAAAAGCCATATCCATGATCCTACTAGCTCGCATGAAATGTTCATGGAAAGAATATCATTGATAATGGAATCAATCGTAAAATCCTCTTTTTCCATTTTTACGTTATTCTTACTTTTATACATTTCATAGGCTTCTTGCAAGTCTTGCATATCCTCAGTGCTACCACCAGCATCTGGATGAGCAGACTTTGCCAGGCGGATATATATCCGCCTGGCTTCTTCTAATGATGAACAGTTATTAAAGTAAGTATAAAATTTATTCATCAAGTTCATTCTCCTTCCACTGCTTCCATAGATCCGCCGCAAGCTTTTTGATGTTATCCTCAGTCTCTGGATCATCCATTGCGGCCATGTATTCGGGCTCCCAGAAATCGTCTTCATTATCTCTTACCCTTGCGAAGAACCTATCAGACATTTCCGCCTCTTCCAAATCCATACTATATTGCATGCTCACAGCATCTTCATAGGTGATTTCAAACAAACTTTCGGCTTCTAAAACCGCCTTTCTTACTGTTTCTTCCTCGGCGTTATCACCAGCTAACCATAAACAACTTGAAATATACCTTTTATGCTTACCTTGTATTCCCACCACCATGATGATGAATCCCCATGGATCTTTATCCACAAAATCCCATGAATTTTCAATCTGATTTCTTACGTAATTTTCCATGTCCTCATAGCTTCTAATATTTTCCATATTCTTCCCTTTCTATGCTTTTAGCTATCATCCAGCTTATATGATATCGGATGCTAGGCGCTTCACAGCGCTGGCTTCCTTTATCTTGACTATATTATAGCATATGCAGGTTATCCTGTCAATAGGTTTTTGAAGAAAAAATAAAAGAAGTAATATTCTGACAATTTTATTCACTGCTATATTTATGTACTTCTGTATACGCTTTAGTATGTAGGACCTTCAGTATTCTAAAATTGTTATACTTATATGAGTTTATAATAAAATGCATCCTTATTTTCAAAATGATGAATCCATATTTTTAGTTTGCATTATGATATACCTCCATATATGTTATGTATATATG